AACACAATGCCTGTGGTCGGCGCCGCTGTCGAGGTCCTGAATTTCATTCCCGACAATGTGATCATCGTCGGTTACTTCGGCCTGTACCTTCTGGCAGAGCGTGCCGGCGCGAAATTCGCTGAGTCCGAGCACGTCTATTTCATCCAGGACCAGACGGTCTTTAAGGGCACTGCCCGCTACGATGGCACTCCTGTCATTCCCGAGGCCTTCGTAGCGATCGGTATCGCAGGCGTGACCCCCAATGCAACCATGACTTTCCCGTCTGATACGGCAAATGCCTGATAAAGCGAGGTGATCGATATGCTCCAGATGCTTAAAACCGACCTTGGCATCACGGCATCCGCATACGATGAGCGTTTGGGGCAGTATCTCGATGCCGCCCAGAAGCGCATCGAGGAAGAGGGTGTAACGCTCGATACGAACGATATCGGCGACATGCAGATCGTCGTGATGTATGCGGCGTGGATGTGGCGGCGTCGCGACACGATGGAGGGCATGCCAAGGATGCTCCGGTATGCTCTCAACAATCGTGTTTTTGCCGAGAAAATGAAAGAGGAGGGCTGAGACGTGGATGATGTTTTGGAACTCCTCGGCGTAACAGTAACAAAGGATTCCCGCGGTGTGCAGAAAAAGACTTCGACATCGCGGGAAGTTTTTTGCAGACGCCGGAGCGTGAGCCGGTCGGAGTTTTTCGATGGAGGCCGCAACGGCCTGAACCCGGAATACCTGTTTGAGGTATTCGCCGGAGACTATGACGGCGAGACGATGTGCAGATACAACGGCAAGCCCTATGCGATTTACCGCACTTATCTGCCGGACAATGCCGACTACATCGAGCTGTACGTGCAGCGGGAGGGCGGCACAAATGGCTACTAAATGCACGATCGAGACATTCCCCGCAGAAATCCAGAAGATCCTTAGGAAGTACGGCGAGGATGTGGATAAGAATCTGGCAAGCGTCATTGACGAGGTAGCGCAGAAGGGTGCAACAACCCTGCGTTCAAACTCTCCGGTGAATCCCAAAGGCATAAAATCCGGAGAATATGCAAAGGGATGGAAAGTTGAGAAAAGCGTCGCAAAAAGCGGGCGGGGCCTGAATACTTCTGCGACCATTTACAACACGCACCCGAGCCTTCCGCACCTTCTGGAGCACGGGCACGCCCTCAGGCAGGGCGGACGCTCGCCGGCAACTGTACACATCGCTCCAGTCTCCGACATCATTTTCGAGGAGATCGGACAGAGGTTAATCAAGATATGACATACGCAGAAGTAAATTCCCTTATCGAATCAATCGGCATCCCGTCTGCGTATTATCAATTCACGGCTGACACGGCTGTGCCGCCGCCGTTTATCTGCTTCTACTTTGAGTACGACACCGACCTGTACGCGGACAACCGCAACTATCAGAAGGTCGCACGCCTCATGATCGAGGTCTACACGGATGAGAAAGACTTCGACCTCGAGGCGAGAGTAGAAGCCGCACTAAACGGCGCGGACATCGCGTACGTCCGCAACGAAATGCCGATTGAATCGGAACGTCTCTACTTAGTCACGTTTGAAACCAACATCATTATCACAGAGGAGGCTAACGAAAATGGCTGATACTGCAAACAACAAGATTAAATTCGGCCTGTCTAATGTCTACTATGCCGTGGCAACCATCGCCGCAGATGGTTCGGCGACTTACGGCGCGCCTGTCAGGATCCCCGGCGCGGTCAACCTTTCCCTTGAGCCGCAGGGCGAGAACACGCCCTTCTATGCCGACAATATCGTTTACTACACATCCGCCAACAATGCCGGTTATGAGGGCGATCTCGAAATTGCCCTGATCCCGGAATCCTTCAAAAAGGATGTACTCGGCTATGCAGAGGATACGAACGGCATCCTGTACGAGGATGTGGACGCGAAGGCGAAGAATTTCGCCCTGCTCTTCCAGTTCGAGGGCGATGTCAAGGCTGTCCGTCATGTGCTCTACAACTGCACGGCGACCCGCCCGTCTATCGCGTCCGAGACAAAGACAGATTCCACTGAGCCCACCACTGAGACGATCACCGTCACAGCGACCAGCGTGTACAACGCGGGGCTCGAAAAGAACATCGTAAAGGCCAGATGCACGAAGGACCAGCCTACACAGTACGCCGCATGGTTCGAGAGTATTTACCAGCCCGCCGCACAGGGCGCCTGATTCATCTAAGGAGGACGTATGTACAAAGTTGTAAAGATTGGAGACAAGGAAGTTCCCATGCTTGCCATGGCGAGCTCAGACATCTACTACAAGCGGCTTTTCGGCGAGGATCCGCTGAAAGTTGTCACCGCCCAGAACGAGGGCGACAACACGGCCCTGCTCTTCCAGATGGGATTCATCTTGGCCAAGCAGGCAGAACTCCGCGACCGCAAAAGGATGATGGCGCTCACAATGGACAATTATATCGACTGGCTCGATTCCATGGAGTACGGCGACTACATCGAGGCGCTCGATCAGGTCGCCGCGGTTTACTACGGTAACCGCATTACATCATCTCAGGAAAAAAAAGTGAGCGGCCAATAGACCGCGACTGGAATGTCGCGCTTTTCATGCTCCGGGTGATCCAGGTCGGCCTTGACCTGCCTGATCTGGATTACCTGGAGTACGGCGAAGTGATCGACATGTTTATCGAGGCCGGAAACGACCACTGCACATATCGGCAGAAAGCAACGCAGGCGGATTTTGATAAGTTTTAATCGGAGGTAAGGACTTTTGGCGGCAGGGAGACGAATAGCGGGTATTACCATCGAGATCGATGGCAATACTACGAAATTGACAAAGGCTCTTGCGGAAGTCGACAAGAGTCTGAAAAATACATCAAATCAGTTAAAAGATATCGACAAGCTCCTGCAGATCAAGCCGACCAGCACGGAGCTGTTGACACAGAAACAGAAGGCGCTGCAGAAATCCATCACGGATACCAAGCAGCGCCTTCAGGAGTTAAAGAGCGTCCAGAAAGACGCCGTATCACCGGAGCAGTGGGATGCTGTACAGCGTGAGATTGTCGAGACGGAAGGCAAGCTGAAAAGCCTCAACAAGGAATATCAGCAGTTTGGCTCTGTCGGGGCCCAGCAGGTCGCCGCTGTCGGTGAGAAAATGAAAGAGGTCGGCGGCACGATGGTCAGCGCAGGCCAGACCATGACCACGCACGTAACCGTGCCGATCGTAGCGGGCCTGGGGGCGAGCCAGGCAAAATTTGCAGAGGTCGACAAGACCATGCAGCTGACCAACTCGACTATGGGCAACACTGCAGAGCAGGCCGCATTGCTTGACGCAGCCATGAAGGAAGCCGCGGGTAATTCGACGTACAGCATGAATGATGCGGCCACGGCCACACTGAACTTCGCCCGTGCCGGTCTGGATGCCCAGCAGGCCGCTGATGCACTTGCTCCGGCAATGAACCTGGCCGCAGGTGAAGGCGGAAATCTTGACATTGTTTCCGGAGGCCTGGTTGCGACAATCAACGGCTTCCATGGATCCTTTGAGCAGGCCGGCATGTATGCCGATGTGTTCGCGAATGCCTGTAACAATTCCGCATTGGATGTTGACGGACTTTCCCATGCAATGAGTGTTGCGGCTCCGATCTTCTCGGCAGCCGGCTACTCCGTCAATGACGCCGCCCTGTACATGGGCGTCATGGCCAATGCCGGCATTGACGCAGACAAAGCGGCAAACAGCCTGAAAACCGGACTTGCGAGGCTTGTCTCTCCGGCCAAAGAAGGCTCGGAGATGATGGAGAAGCTTGGCATCTCTGTCACTGACTCAGACGGGCACATGAAGGATTCCGTCACGATCCAAAAAGAATTACACGATGCTTTCGGGAAGCTGTCGGAATCTGAACAGATTGCGGCGGCTTCTGCTATTTTTGGCAAAAACCAGATGGCTCCATGGCTTGCGCTGATCAACACTGCGCCCGGGGACGTCGGAAATCTGAGCACGGCGCTCGAACAGCAGGGTACTGCATCCCAGATGGCAAGCGACATGATGGGCGGCTATGGCGGCTCCATCGAAAAACTGAAATCATCCGTGGATGTCCTCATGGTGTCGCTCGGCCAGGTTGTCGCCCAATTCCTCCAGCCCATCATCGACAAGGCGCAGGAAGTAGTCGACTGGTTTAATCAGCTCGATTCCGGACAGCAGAAAATCATCGTTACGATTGCCCTTGTGGTTGCCGCGATTGGTCCGCTCCTGATGATAGTCGGAAACATGATCATCATGATTGGACAGGTACTGACTTTTGCGCCTGCGATTGCAACAGCAGCAACAGGAGCGAGTGCCGCGCTGGGTGGCGTAGCGACTGCGGCCAGC